CCTTGCGGAGTGTTCTTTTTTATTACTGTTTCTAAGTAATCGTTAGCATCTAAAGTAATTGCCGTTGTAGCTAAGTAAATAACCGAACTGTCAAGATTAATTCTGAATACCCAGATTACATCATTATCATTCCCGGCTGTCATATTAAGACTTAGCATTAGAAAGCCCTCGTCCTTATTCCACGATTCATAGCTCCCGGAAGTCCTTTGAATACAAACTTTTCTACTGTGTCATCACCGATTTTCAGATTGATTATATTGTCTCCACCAGTCGAAGGCTTTAACAATAGTCCTGACACACCACCAGTCAAGAACGAGAATATTGAAGTAGCTACACTTTCCGCAAGTAAACTTAAAAGACCTGAAGCTATATTTTGTAAGAACATTTCTAACAAAGAATTTGCTTCGCCAAATATATCCTGCCAAGCCTGACTGAAGGCTTGTCTCATTGTGTCAGCGGCTGATTGAGCGATAACGTTAAACTCTGCAAATTGGTTCTTTATGTCTTCTGTTCTCATACCTGCCATCATAGCCATACCACCCTTAGTCGAAGCACCCCTTGTATTGCCAGCCCATCTGCCGAAACTATTGAACGGACTTCTTGCGGGGTCATTAAGTTGTACGGTTTTATCTATGATTGCGCTAAACCCTGTGATTTGCTTTTCGATTTCTTTTGTTTGTTCTTTTAAACTCTTAGTAACATCTTTTTCTTTGTCAACTCTTTTTAATCCAAGTTTATCCAACATATCAGCAACTGTCTTTTGTGCTTCATACTGGCTTTTGATTTCTTTGAGTTGTTCGATTAACGCTTCTTGATTTTTCCTTGTACTTTTTTCCTGTGATGTTAATTGACTGCCTAAAGATTGCCCTAAAATTCCTTGATAACGTGGGTCAATCGTGCCGATAACTTCTTGCTTGCGTCCTTCATTCAATTGTTTAAGAGCGTCAATTTCTTTTTGTATTGCAGGGATAATCTGATTTAATTCTTCGGGTGATAATCCAAACTTTAGTTCTTTTAGCGGGTCTTGAAAATCAATGAGCTTCTTTATAGCCTTATCAATGGATTCAGCGAATAAATCAGTGTCACTCTTCGCACTCTTCATATTCATAGAAAAATAAGTAAGCAAAGAAGTCACCGCTGAAATAGCGAACATCAATCCGCCTGTGCCCATCATTGAACTTGCCATTCCTTTTAATTGAGTGCTAAAACTTTGACCTTCTGCCTTAGCCCTCGTCATTTGTTCAGCCATAAAAGTAATGTTATTTCCAATACCCATAAATCCAAATGGTAAATCCTGAACAATCCTGCTCATATTCATTAAAGCAAGATTATTCTCTTTTATTGAGGGAGTAGTTCTTTTAGATTTGTCTCCAATATCCTCAAGGCTTTTGGCATAGTCTTTTAATTTCTTCGCTGCTTCTTCACCTGTTACAGTGAAACGTAAATTTATTTTTTTATCTGGCATTAAAATAATCTCGGTTCAATTTTTCTTAATAGGTTCACTGATCCAAACCAAATGTCAGGCGGGTTGTCGAATGCTCGTGAGGGATCGTCTTTATAATACTCGTACATAGAAATTATTTCCGATGTTCTTTCATCTGTTAGTTGCGCTGTGTCTATTTCATCAAAAAATAACATTGAGTCTAATACCTGTTCGAGTTTAACATCTTTTTTAATTTCTTTTTTCTCTAAAAACACTTTCTCTATTAAATCATATAGTCCCTCTTGATCTTTAACAATATGATTCTCTCTTTTGTAGTAAACATCTAACGGATATGGTCTTACTTTGCCATAAAGTTTACCTTGTGAGTTAAGTATTCCGCAAAAAACTATTTTTTTTTATCAGTTTCAGTAAATTGTATTTCATTATAAACTGCGTTGTAAAGTAAATTCAATTCATCTGGAGTCATCGCCTCCATAAATTCGGTCCAGCACTTTTCTTCAAGTTCACCGTTCTTTAATACGCACTTGAACACTTCACCATCTTCATATTTTAAGTCCCAGTCTTTGATTGTAAATCTTAGATAGTTTTCCTGATAGTCTTTGTTCGCTAAGACAATATTCGCCTGCATTGAAGAACTCAAAGATGAAATGTCATTTTCGCTCAAATGTTTATTGTCATCTTCTGTCAAACCTAAAGAGAGTAAAATGTATTGAAGCTTCTTTTTTTGGTCTCTTGTTGGATAATCTATTTTGAATTTGTTTTCTCCAACTGTGAGCCAGTCACCTAATATTTTCTTTTTAGGTATATTCATCAATAAGCCCAATCCACTGTGTCGGTCATATTAACTTGTAACAAAGGACTACCAGAAGTTTTAGTGGCTTCTGCTTCTAAAGTTAATCCAACATATTCACCATCATAATTATATGGATTGCCTGTTAAGTGTCCGGCTGCGATTACAAACCCTAACTCACCGTCAGTATCAGCAGAGACTCCGTTCTTAAATGTTAGGACTACTGCGTCACCTCTTTGATAGGATTGTAATATCTTTTCAGTTGTTAGGTTGTAAGATTCTAAACCTATTCTGAAAGTAACCATAGGACTCATTCTATACTGTGCGGCTTTACCTGCGGTTTGACAGGGTATTGAAACGTTGTTGTTAATTGTTATCCCGAAACTTCTAATACATTCAGCAGCATAATTAACAGCATTGATCGTGAAAGTTGAGGCTGTGAATGTATCTGTATTAGCATAATAAGCAATCGTTGGTATTGCGACCCAAGAGCCGTTTAACGTCTGTTCAAAGTTCATTTCATTCCCAACCCAAGTGCCTGTCATCTTTCCGTATCTCGCCATTCCTTTTGCATTCAAATCAAAGTCTATTGAAAGTGTATCTAAAACCGCATTCTCTAATATTACTCCGTCATCTGCTGAGGCTCCGATGTCAAAAGCTACAGTATGGAGATAGCCCGCATCAGAGGCAAAGTCTAATGGTGCGGTTAATTGCATCACGAATGCTTTATCATAAGGTGTAGTTGCACCTTCGGTCACTGCCTGCATTGCCGCTACTAAATGAGGCGCAAATAATTTCTGATGTATTAAACCTGAAAAGTTGATTGACTTCAAGTCCGAAACATAGTCAGTGTTTAATCTCGTTGTTTCTTTATAAATCCCAGCCTGTGAAGTCTGGTTAATATTCTCAATCATTGGCTTGGGGTCGGGGATCGAACCAACATCATAATTCATTGTCACAAAATTAGCATTAGCCGCCTGTGGTGAAGCCCAGCCTGTTTGTTTTAATATCCCGATTCTTGATTTTTTGCCTAATACTGCTATTGCCATTTTAACCACCTGTAATTTTTAATTTTGTCGAGCTCTTCCGGTGTGACTTCGATAGTCTTGCCTTCGTTAAATTCTTTGTCTCTGGTTTCATCTAAGCCAGTGACGATTTTATTTTCTTTGTAAGAAGGTTCTTTACTTACTGTAAGAACACTTGATTCTAACTTTGTATTTTTTGCCATCGTAAAACCAATAATAAATTGTTTGTGTTAGCATCCTTCATATCCATAATAAAATTCTACTATGCCTTGAGTATGCTTGTTATCTAAATCTTCAAAGGAGGGGTCAGATATGAAATTATCAAATTGTACTAACCCTGTTAAACTTTCTAATAACGATAAAAATAAAACCACATTGTCATCTCTTACTGATGAATCAATGTTAGTATATTTGATTCTCAATCTTACTTTATGAGAATAACTGAATCCTGAAGCAGTAGTAAGCATTGGTGTGCCTATGCCTATTTGCTGTAATGAGTACGCTTTATGGTTATGCGCCATTGAGGAATTGTCCGGGAAGTTATTCTCCGGTATTTCCATATATCCGTCTAAAACAGTTTCAATCGCTGCTTTGTAAGTTGTCCAACTCATATCCAAACCACATTCTCGTTAATGTTACTTTCGCCCTCACCTTCACTGATCTCACCTGAATCATCTTCATCATAATGAAATTTAGTATCAGATAAAGACTTCTCATATTTCATTAGGTATTGTTCAAATTTCCCCTGCCACATATCGCCTTGAGCAGCCATTAACGAATGGTAAATATCCGCTCTTGTTTTCAACCTATGAAGAATCGTGTATTGTTCTTCTATCATATAGCTGGAGTAAGTGATTGTAGTTCCGCTTACAACAAGATTCAATCTGTATTTCTTGTACATACCAGAGATTAAATAAGTGTACACGCCTTTTTTGCTTAATGTTAATCCGGTTGATACATCATAATAATTAACTCCATCGTTATCAGTGCCTTGCAACGTAAATGAATGCGCACCCGTGATGGCTGTAACGTCTATAACTAAACGCAATCTTTGAGCATAATCTTCATCACTCTTAACCCCAGTATAAACTGCCGTCTTAGTCACAGAGGTTTGCAAAGATAGTCTCTTGCATAGTTTCTTAATATCAAGGTTCTGATCTATTAAGTCTTTTAACATTTCATTGAATGATTCATCTTTGATAGAAGTAAAATCTAATTGATCCGATCTTAAGTAATCGTCTAAAGCGGGCTCACCTGAAATTATCATTTCGTGTGTTAGGAAAGATTCAATCATATTTTTCTTATCTCTAAAAAAGTGACTGTGTTAGTTGCCGCTGAATTTCTAAATTCTATGTACTCACTCAAAGCCGTGAACTCTAACTCAAAACTATCCGTCCCTAATTCGTGGGTTGCATCTAATGAGTTGTAGATTATCGAATTTCCTGCTGACGAAGTAGATGTGACTCTAATTCTGTAACGTTCACCAAATTCTAAAATCTCTTTGCTCATTTTACCGCCTGCACTTGAAGTCCACACCTGACCGGAAGCAGTTACGTTAGTTAAATCCCAATCTGCAAAGTTATAATCACGAGTTACGTTGTTCTCGTCAACCCCTAAAACTCTACGCCAAAACTCATCATCTTCTTTTATCTTTCTGTTCTCATTAAGCTCTGCCGGACCTGTCTTATCAAAATCAGAGGGGCAATAGAACTTATCACCCCTCCTTAGAAGGTCAACACCGTTTAACGGAGTCCCACAAACAGTGCATTCAGTCTTTATCTTGTCAAAGACTTGTCTCATTAAGTAGCCTGAATACCAATTGTAGCAGTAGCAACTCTCGCAGGTGTACAATTTATTACACCTGTCGCAGTGGCTATCTTGGTGCATTCGATTGCGCAAGTGTCACCGGTTAGGAGTATCTCCCCAACTGTCAAAGTAGCTACGTCAATAGCAACCGCAGGGGTCGCTCCAAGAACGTTAGCTATGAATTGACAATCGTGAAATTCCATTACTCTCTCAACATCAGTCGCAGCACCTTTAATAAAGGCAGTGGTTGTCCCGCCAGCTTGTTTCCAGAATCTGCAATTATCAAAATATACATCTCTTGAAACCTTGCCTGCGGCTACTGTTGCAGCCGTTAAAAGAATTGCCGGTCTTATCTTGTCACCTGAAACTGCATCAGCTAATGAACCGAAAGTACAGTTAAAGAACTGTGCTGAATCACCGTTTAGTACCATTTCAGCTTCGGTGTTAGAATCTAAGTCACAGGAATTGTAAAATTCACAATTTCTAAAGACTGTATATTCTCCACCTTCGCCGAATGTTGCTACTACCTGTGCGTCTGTGTTAGCGTTGAGGAATTTGATACCTGTGAAGGTATTACCAACACCTGTATTCTTCACTGCAAAAGCATCCGCAGTCGCAATCCCATCAGCGTAGTTTATCTTCGCTCTTTGTCCGTACATTCTCCCGAATGTATCACCGACAAAATGCACTCTGCTTTTAGATATTGTCAGCATTTCGGTCAATTGGTGAGAACTGTTAGTGCCCAAGACAATCACATCGTCTTTATTCGTTGTAACTGAATCAACTGCTTTGTCAATCGTAGCAAATGGAGTGTCCATTGATAAGCCATCGTTTAAGTCTGAGCCAACATCAGCATCCACGAAGTAATATGTTCCGAAAGTCATCGGCAGTCCTGCATTGGCAGGCACTCCGAAACTTGATACACCATTTGGGAAATTAGTTAAACCCATTAATTTACCTTTCTAAATTTATATTCTTTGCCCTTAGGAATCAGACGGCAGCTTACTAACTGCCATCCGCCCTTTTGTAATTTTTCGGCAGAAGCAACTCCTATGACTATTTGAGTTTCTTCTTCGGGTTGCGTGACTATCATTTCTATTGGGTTCTCAAGAGAATCCATTTCCACTTTAGTCTTTTCCGTTATTACAATATCCTCTGATTTAATCTCAGGTTCTATTGGTCTCACTTTAGTTTTTACAGGTTTGCTTTTTGCCATTTCAGTCCTTATGATGTTGAGATATTAGATGCTAACCAATATCTCCAGTTATAAACACCAGCTCCGAATCTTGCATCAATCGTAGCGTAGTATTTTTTGTTTCTTTCGTCTTGGTAGAAATCTATTACAGGAGCTTTTCTTTCGTAGAACTTTAAGCCCGCTTGTTTCTTACCTAAGAACCATCCATCTGCGTCAGTTAAATAAGCCCATTCGATAGGGGTTATTAAACCATTAACAACGTTTTTATCATTGTTAGCACTTCCGGGTATTAATTCACTTTCAAGAAGTGTCTTAGCTGTGAAATGTAACCCGCCGGGTATCAATAACGTGTCAGGCTGCAAACTTACTATCCCACCCCGCTCGTCACGATTGTTAGTCACTGTCATCAAACTGTAAGCAGTTTGGAGATTAGCATTTGACAAAGCTAAAGCACCTAATGAATTGTAATAAGTTGATCCGTCTTTTGCAGTGTGGTTATTACCCGATAAAGCAAAGAACGGTTTACCTGTATAGATGAAATCTCCGCTTGCATCCACAACAGGAGTTACCCCAGTCAAAGAGTTGTTGAAAACCTCGTGACCGGAAGTATATCCGCCGTAATTGAACATCTTAGCTGCAAATTTTTCCTTAGTGGATATTACTCTTTCGCCCCACCCTGCGGCAGTAGCTCGCATTAAATTATCTAATTTAGAAGGGTCTGCATCTTCGACTGCTTCCATAGACATTGAGAAAGAACTTGAAAAAGTTCTTGCTTTAATAACTACCGATTGAGCCTCTAAGATGTTATCACTTACGATGTCATCTCCTTCATTTCTTTCCGACAAATCACCGAGTCCAACTCCAACTGTCATCATTTCAAAAGCGCCTGTCATTGGCTCAACTTGAAAGATTTTTGGATAAACCGGTTCAAATTTATCGTATGATTCAAAAAACCATTTATACAGATTTTTCTGCATTAGTTCTGTGAATTGATTCCTAAATCCTGGCATTGTTATTCTCCTTAGTCAGCTTGAATTTTAGCTGGGTTAATGATTACTACTACGTCCGTTGCAACTGCATCGGCTTTAACATTTGTTCCCAGATCAACTGCTATTACCACATCTGTTGAGGACGTGTCTAAGTCTACATAGTGAGTTGATGCACTATTTACCCCGATTATATCCCAAGCTCCGCCTAACATTGCAGCGGTGCAGGTTATAATCCCGGGTGCTAAAAATTGGTAACCGTCTTTTGCTAATACAACAGGGAGCTTATCTGCTCCGGCTGTTGCACTTGAAAGCCAGTAATCATCACTTGTATTTGTTGCGTTGCCTCTGCCTTTAGGGATTATAGCGACACCCAGCAAAGTGGTTGTAGCTGTTAAAGCTCCTGTCAAATGACCGCTGGAATCTAAGTAAACGGGCGTAAATCCATTATGTTGGAAATACTGTGAAGCCGCTACCGGATATTCTTTAGTCTTTGGAGCAGGATCAAGACAGCCATATTTAAAACTTGACATTTCTTTTTTCCTTATTTTATTTTTCCGAGTGATTTTAATACATCGAACCAAGCTTCCTCTGCTTTTTCTTTAGTAGCATTGGGAAACTTTTCGTATGCTTCTTTTTTTTGTGCTTCTGTTAAAGCGATCTTTGGCGGGTCATCTGCTCTGCCGTTATCGCCTCCGGGCACTATTGGTTTAGTGTTCAGTAATTGAACTGTTTTTCGCAAAGTTGGTAATGGTAATAACGAATAGTCATCCGACCATTTATCACCGAGAGTTTTTTTAGCTTCTTCTATTTCAGAGTTTCTTAAAGCTTCAAAAGCATCCGCCTTTTGCTTCAACCCTGAAAGTTCAGCTTCTTTGGCGTCAAGAAGTTTTTGTAATTCTCCGTCAGCTTTTAATTTGTCTTCGGCTTCTTTGCGTTTAGCGTCTTTCAATTTGTCTCTTTGAGAAATCAAATCCTTGTTTTCTGCTTCAAGATGTTCGAGGCGTGCTAATTTTGCCTGTGTTTCAGTGTCCACAACCGGAGCGGGGCTTCCACCACCTACCTCTGCTGCTTCAAAGAATCTATTTCCATAGATTTTCATTTTATCTTCTCCGAGATTATTTTATTTGCATCAGGAGTTTCCACTCCTGTTTTATTTTTGTTCAAAAGTTCTTCTAATTTCGACATTGGTTTTTGGCTGAACTGCGAATTGTATGACTTATTTTCTTCAATCTGTTTTTCAGCATCTTCCTTTGTTAAGTCAGGGTTTTTCTTCCTTAGCCAATCCACAGGAGTTGAAAGATTATACTTCAATTCAAATTCGTTTTCAAGCTGCTCGTCCTGAATTGTTTTATGGACTTCTATTTCAGCAAAGTCAACTATCAAACTATAATTTTTGTTATCAAATTCTTTAACGCCCAATTCTCCGGCGTGAGTATTCCACACCGTTTTAGTGATCTCAAATCTTTTCTTCTCATAGGTTCGGCAGGGGTCATAATCGTCTCTTCGCATTTCCATTTGCGTTAAAGAATCCATTATCTTTTGATAATCAGATGTGTCTTTAACCGCTGAAAGAATATCACCCGCTCTTAGTCCCTTGAGAGTTGAGATATGGTTTACCTCTGTCTCTATGAAGTCCATTGTGTCGGCTACAAATAATTCATTTGATATATGCTTCAAATCGGGGGCAAGCAACCCACCGTCTGACCTTGCATTCTCTACAACAAGCGGATATTTTCTCCCCCTCCTTATCTTGCGTATGCCGTTTTCTTCATTGCCTTTTTTATTCAGTTCAAGATTGATTGCTATGTCAGTCCCTTCTGTGCCTAAGATTAAATCGTTTGAAATAAGTTTAGTTAAAAGCACATTGATCTTTTCATTGACATTTATAATATCGTTTTGTCCTTCACCCCAGTAACCTTCACCTTGATCAATAATCAAATCTGCGAATGGAATAACGCCATAAGGATTTAACATTTTCTTATTGTCTTTTATCGCTTTGTCATTGCCAAACTCATCAAGTAGATAATGGTCTTTGTCAGTCCAAACCACTGTATAAAGTTGATCCTCTCCTTTGTCATCAGCATAGTACTTCGGATATGTTACTCTCGTAAGTTCCATATCTTCATCAACCTCAACTGTGTATTTATACGTGGGTTCAACCCAGTATTTGATTTTCTTTTGCTTTTTGTCTATCCCAACGAATGTTAAAGATACATTTGAAAGTTTGCTGAATCTATGTGCTCTTTTATCAATCGTGTTTATGTTATCCGGTAACATTGAACCATATTCTTCTGTCATCGCTTCATCTTCAAATGATCTTTTTGCCGGTTCTTTATAAACCACAGCCATTTGATTGATTATCTTCTTAGTCAACGGCAAATAATATTTTTGCATCTCTGCAATATGGTCACTTGGATAGTTCAAACTTAAAGCATTGTCCAAATAAGCTAATATTTTATTTTCGTTACCAGAATAATAAACATACTGTTTCTCTTGCTCCGCAATCCGAAGTTTATTCTGCTCGTAAAGCCAGCCTTTATAGGCTAAGTCTAAATCACGCATTAATATTGGCGTTTAATTAAATATAAAGTTCTTGTATCACCTTCGGGAGTCGTTGAGCTTAACTCAATATATCTCATACCTGCAAACTCTGTTGGTTTAAGATAAACCCAAACATTTGTCGCCATAGTTATTGTTAAGGCTGTGCCGTCTCTGTCTTTGACTGTGTAGTAAGTAGCTCCACCGTCAATGTTAGCTTTAACGGTTAAAGACGTATTAGTCCAAGTACCGGAGAATAAAAGTCCGATCACTCTGAACTCGTTGCCTCCTGCATAATCAGCACTAACTGCGTTGTGGTCCACACCTAAATCAATCGTTATTGTAGAATCGGCTGAATCCACTGTAACCGTTTCATAAGTTAGATTCTGTGCCAAAGAAACCGAAACAAACAACCCAACTAACAATATTATTTTCTTCATCTTTTGCCTATAAATAAAAAAGCGTTATCCACCGATTAAGATGAATAACGCCTTATGTTTTAAGTACGTTTATGTATTAAACTATTTTATTAAAATATCATTCTTTATTGAAACGGAAACTATTTTATTGTTATTCCATTTAATTACTGTTTCCCCGAATCCCGAAGGAGGGGAGAATTTTAATGTTATCAGAAGTTTCAATAATGCTTCTAACATTTGTTTGCAAATTTAATTATAAAATATATCATTGTCAAATAGTTATATTAATATCTTCTGATGTGAACTTGTCTATGCTGTGACCTAATTCTTTTTCTATTTCTGCCTGTATAAAATCAAGATTCTTTTCTCTGATGTTCACTAAGTCTCTGCCGTGCTTATCTCTATTGCCTAAAATTTTACCTGTGTCTCTTGGATTGAATGATAATATAAACCCAGTATTAACCCCACCTGCATTGATAATGCTTTGTGTAATTGAGTCCAATGTCTGACCTGTTAAGTACATATTGGAAAATCTTGATTCATTTGATTTGATTGAAACGCCGGCATAAGCCTTTAATCTTTTACCTGTGCCCGACGGATTCTTCGCTGTGTACTTAGCCGGTTTCTTTTTCGCCCCAACTGTTTTCCTTTGCATCCAATTAGCTTTATAGGATTTATAAGGCTCTCTTAGCTGCGAATTTTGGACATTGTTTTGGAATATGCCTTGCAAAGCATCTTCTTTTATCTTATCCGCTGTCCACTTCGCTAAAAACTTAAACAGCTTAGGCGGTAACTTCACTATGTCTTCTGCTTTCATCATAGTTTTAACTTCCATTGATGGCGGCAATTAAATCCACCTCTACTTACGAAGTCATATTTAAGAGTAGGGTCAATAGCATTCTTGGTATTAACATAAGGTATTGCGCCTGCGTTAATTTCTTTGACTGTTAAGCCGTCTTTGTATTTAGTCTTGAATAATTCTAAAGCATATCTGCAAGCCGGTCTCACTCTTACATCATCCGGTTCATCAAAGTAAAACTTAGCTTCCGGTTCATCTTCAAACAGTGTTTCTGTTGCTGTTGCGTTATAGTTTTGGTAACTCGTATTCAATGCGGAGGCGAACCAACTCGGCGCAAACTTCATCTCAGTCTGTATCTTTGGCAGTATTGATTCCGTTATTTGTTTTGAGCTCTTACCTGTTATGACTTGCCTTAATAGTTCAGAACGGACTTCACCATCAAAATCTTCTGCTCGCCTTAATATTTTGGCAAGGTCTAATTCTTTGAGTGCTTCAAGGCTGCTAAGATTTACTTTGTTGATTCCGGTCAGTCCTTTATCTTGAGCTTGTAAGATTAGTTTAGCTATTTCGTCATCATACTCATCAAGAAATTTGTTTATCCTTCCGTCAAACTCCCCACCTAAAAACTCTTGAAAGAAGTTAGTCTCGCTTATTAGTATTGCAAGCTCAACATCACTTGCACCGGAAGCAAAGACTTGCTGCATCCTCAAAATATATTCGAGGCTTAATTTGTCAAGGTCTGCTAAGAATAATTCTATTATGTCCATTACTTTAGATAATAGCTTATTGTTGTTCCGTAAGTCTGCATTGAACCGTTTAGCTGCGCATTATTATAAAAATAATACTTAGTTGTGAAATCTGTTTTAATCACCTGAGTCTGGTAAAATGCGGAAATAGTAAAATCACTAATCGGATATTTAACCTCAAACTTAAAATTAAGTTTAGGCTGATATTCATAATATCCCAATCCTGCCCCCTCCGTATAATCGGCGCTGCCTGTCATCGTATAAGTCGTAAAGTGGAAGCTTGCACTCTTATCGGGATTTTGCGCAAACACTAACATTGAGAAAAGTAAAAAGAATAATAATGTTTTCATTTTGCCTCTATTGTAAATTGTATTGAGTTACTTTTGCCCTGCCTCTAATCGGATATAAATATTCTATCCTGTACCCAATAGCATCCGATATATGAGTAAGGTCAAGGCTTGATTTATCTATTTCTCTTTTGCCTTCTTTATAAACTACTTGCTCAAAGTCTCTGATAGTTGTTTTACAGTTACTATTAATCTTTAATCTTACATCCCCATTAGAGTTTCTTAGTCTTGAATTAACAGAGTTTATTCTATCAGTTACAGGGGGGTCAGGCTTAATGTTAATGTCTCTTGTTTTAATTATAGATTTTAATATATCATAATCAGTCGTTGGACTTGAGGTATGTCTGAATGTACCGGAGTAATCACCGTAAATGCTTACAAGCTTATCGGGATATTTATTAATAAAAGTGTTCGCTGCTAATTCAGTGTTTGCATTTCTTAATATAATTTCATCCACTACCACATCAACGCCCTCAATGGTTTGCACTATTGCCCAGCACATAGGGTTAATGTTAAAGTCAACACATAGGCTAATAGGAAGCAATGGGTTATAAGTTATATCAGTCAGATGTAAGTCACGATCGAAACAATAATAAACTCTGCCTGTTGCTGTTTCAAAACTTGCTTCATATTCTTGTCTAAATGTTCTTTCGTCTAAATCATTTCTTGCCGATTCTATTTCTTCTGCATCAAGATACGGAGAGTCAACACTTTTATAAAGCCAACTCTTGAAACCATCTTTATCAGCTACACCCTTTTGGTAAATATCATAGAAATGATTGAACCCATCTGGTGTACCGATGAACATTGCTGACCCTTTTTTGTCTGATAGCGCCGGTCTCAATACCTCATACCAAGCGTCTGCTTTCATATATGCGAATTCATCCGGGTTGACTTTGTTTAAACCGACTCCTCTTAAGCTGTCTTCGTTATCCGCACCTTTCAGCTCTATTATAGAATTATTTATAAATTCAATGCTCAATTCTGCTTCATTTTTCTTTTTAATTGTTTGAGGATATTCATAAACTATTTCTTTCAGAATATTCCAAGCTATGTTTTTACTCTGTCTATATGTTGGAGAAACAAACCAATTCTTCATTTTCGGTTTCTTCCAAGCGCCATCTCTTTCGTTTATCAATAAGTCAAAAAGTGAAAGATGAGTTTTGCCCCATCTTCTGCCAGCAACGATTATCTTAAATCTCGCCGGGTCATTTATTATGTCACGTTGTGCTTTTGTTATCTCTAACATTTATTATTATCTCTGGTATAACGCCAGTCACGTTCTCTTGATAGTCTTTCCATCCGTGGTTATTCTTTAGCCCTAAAATGAACATTGCCGGATTTGTCGCCTTTGATGTCCCCAGTTTAAACATTAGACTTTCTTGCCTATTCTTACACAAATCTAACATAAAAGCAAAATATGGATTGTTAGTTGCGAACTCACTTACTCTTTGATTGCTTATTTTCTTTTCGAATAGAAAGTCCTTAAACCATAAATTCTTATTGTCCTGCACCATCCAATCATGTAACTCATCAGCAAGTGATTTAATTTCGTTTTCAGTCCATTTCTTATTAAAAAGATGTTCATACTTACCGACATAGACATTTTCGCCTGTTCTCTTTTTTATAGTTTCCGACTTATTTTTTGTTTGTTTAGGCATAGAGTTTACCAAAATCAAATTTTCTGTTTGAACATTCTATTGTTTTATCTGGGTATAAGTTGTGATAACGTTTTAATATTACGTCAATGTAGATTGGATCGATTTCCATTCCGTGGCATATTCTGTTTGTTTGTTCGCAAGCTATTAGAGTTGAGCCGGAACCTAAAAACAAATCAAGAACAATATCCTGCATCTTTGAACTATTATTCACAGCAATAACAATTAACTCAATCGGTTTCATTGTCGGATGAGATTCGCTTTTTGATGGTTTATTGACCTGCCACAGTGTCGTTGCACTTCTATCTCCGTACCAGACATCAGATTTGCCCTTTATATGAGCATAGAATATTGGCTCGTGTTGAAATTTATATCTTCCCATCCCCCACGCAAATATGTTCTTTGCCCAGATAATTTGGTTCCTCATTATGATGCCGTTAAGGTTTAGTATCTCCTCCGTTAACTTCTGCCACGCATCTGCGTGGCAAATATATAAACCGCACCCATCTTTTATGAACTTACGATAGTTTTTGAAAACAGCATTAAGGAAATCCGCATATTTATTATCTGCCATCGCATCGCTTTTTATAGTCAACTTGTCTTTTGTATAGCCTTCGTAATTTACGTTATAAGGCGGATCAGTGAACACCATATCCGCTTTCTTCCCATCCATCAGCTTCTCAACATCTTCAATCTTTGTACTATCCCCGCATAAAACTCTATGCCTGCCATCCAACAAAAATAAATCTCCGGTTTTGCTGATAGCTTCTTTTTGTGGTTCGGGTGCATCGTCAAGCTGCTCGTCTGTTTCATCACTCCATAAACTCAGATCAAGTTCTTTTTCTTCAAAGCCCCATTCTAACAAATCATTCAGTTCAAACTCGTTCGCCAAAATATCAAAGTCAAACTCGCCAGCAATGTTTTTGTTTAGTCTTACGTTTAATTCTTGTACTTCCTTTTCTGATAGTTCCCGGTCTGGGATGTAGCAGTCAAATTCTTTAGCCCCTCGTTCTTTTAATACCAAAAATCTTGCGTGTCCTCCAACGATAATTCCGTCCGTATTTATAACTATCGGTTCAGCAAGTCCGAACTTATCTATGGATTTATGTAAGTCCTCCATCCCCTTCTTAGTCATTTGTCTGGGGTTCTTATCGTAAGGTTTTACTTCTGACAGTTTTTTTTTGGTGAGCTTCCAGTTCATTGAGGTAATGTCATTCGTCTTCATCATCTCCATTCACAAGATCGTCTAATTGCATAAATTTAATCTTTTCGAGCGTAAAAACTAAATCTTTGTAGCTTACTTTATTCTGCGTTATGTAGTCAGCAATGATAGTTTCGAGTTCATCTGCATTTTTCGCTGATTCTAATAATGCTTCTGTTCGCTCTTCTTTAGTCATCGCCAGTCCTTCGGAAATTGCTTGTAAACGTAACTGTCAATAGTCCGCTGAATTGCGCTGTCTTTTCTTTTATCTTCTTTAGTGCTTTTGTTATAATCTTTATTTCGTGGTGTTTGTTCGTGTGGTAAGTTAGGAGTGTAATTCTTTTCGATCCAGTCCATAGCTTGGCAGCAATCGTAAATCGCTGTATTTTTTATGTCTTCTAAGCACCGGTGGAACATCATAAAACTTTCAATTTGTTATCTAAATACTAAAATACATTTTATTTAGTCCAAGTCAAGCGAAATTAATGATTTTCTTTAATTATTTTATCTATCAACTTCTATGCCTTACCTTTTTACCGACGGCTTGATTTTAGTTCAAATTCAATTCGTTTCTGTGCTAAATTCGCAACATTTCCGAGCGGTATTATTTACATCCTATTTTTACCGATGTTTTTTGTGTTTTTGGAAATAGGCTTTCATTTTAACTTAATTTTGCATCTTTTATTTCGGCATAATGGTTGTAGTACTGATTACAAATAACTTTTAATAAAACAAAGGAATGAAATGACTATTGAACAACTAAAAAGAATAATCCCAGTTTTTGAGACTGTTGATAATTTTGGGGCTGCTTATATAGTTATTAAAGATATGAGTAAAATTAAAGCTCGGAATATCTTAGTAAAAAACGGCTTCGTTATTTGTGAAAATAGTAGATATTTGAAATATGAGAACTGTTATATATATGATAACAAACTAAAATCTTATTTGATAGTAAATTTTGACAAAATTAAATAATTTTTAATCAAACAAAGGAAACAGAAATGAAAATAAAAGTGATCTGTGAACTTGTTGGCAATAATCGGAATATTGCCCTGACTGTGCAAAGAGGCGGCTCAAGTATAGGCGTCCGCTTAATCCCGAACGAATTAGAGCGATGGATTGAACTTAAACAATATGCTTTGCAGCTTGCTAATGTTTTGGGTGCAGAGTACATCAATACAACTGATTTTTCTTAACATAAACAAAAAGGAATCGTTAAAATGGAAAACTTAATATTGTTCTTGTTCGTCTCCGGCGTGTGCTTAATTATCGCCGGAGTATGGAGTAAAATAAAATGAAAGCTGAAACTTATAACAGAAACCTTGAAAGAATTATGCAGCCGGAAATTGATAGGCTAAAACTTTGTGAAGGCATAGCATCAGAAATTTTGAGGGACTTGAATAAAAGAGTCAACATTGATACTTGCGGCTTG